ACGGCGATCGATCACGAGAGCGGACTTCCGCGAACTCCCCGAGAGCACGCTGGCCCGATGCGTACTTAGACCTTCCGCATTTTGCTGCGTGTTTTCTTTTATACACGCAAGGAGTTTGAATGAACGATAATCAAAAATATGGAGTTGACAGTCCAGAGTATGCGAACGCATACCAAACCTATGTCCTGCGTGGCCACAAATATTTGAGCGATGCAGAGTTGCGCGTGCTGAATGTGACAACTGGTGGAACAGTCATCGCCCCAACAATGTGGGCGACATCACTAGAGCACGCAATCACAGAAGACACAATCTTGAGCCGTGTTCGCCGCGTTGAATCAAGCACGAATTTCGTGGCGAATATCTTTCAAAATGATCTCACTGTCACCACTGGAGTGGCTGAAGCACCGACCCCGACATTCATCAGCCCGACATTCATCAAGCCATATCAAGGCACGACCGGAACGACTCAATACACATTCAGTCTGAACAAGATCACATCGGCGATCAAAGTGTCAAACGAATTGCTTGCCGACACAAACGCTGCCGCCAGCGTCGAAAAATTCTTGCAAGAGGAAATCATGAGTGCTCTGATCGGCAAGGTCAACAATCAGATTTTGATCGGTGGCGGAAGCACAGAATGCCAAGGCGCATGGGGAACTGCAAAGACCAATTCCCGAACCGCGTCGACTAATGTGTCGACAACCAACACTATGAAGGATGTTCTGAGCGCGGCTTGGGGTTCGACAAACTCCGCTCTTGAGCCGATCACCTACGAATCTTGGAAGAATTGTCTCGCTGTCATTAACAGTCGCACACTTGGATCATGGGATCCGTCAGCGTTCCCACTCTTGTTCCCCACTTTCGCTGGTTCAATGGCAAAGGGAACGACTGTCGAAGGTCTTCCATTGGTATACGCACGATTGGCTGCAACGATTCCTACAAGTGGTGACACGATTGTGATGTTCTTTGATCCAACAAAATATTTGCTTGCAACAAGTCCAAGTTCATTCCAAGTTGCGCGATACGCAGAACCGTTTGCCGCAACTAATGAGACCTTAATCATGGGCACAGTGCGTGCAGATGGTTGCTTACTAAACAATGCGGGCGTGCTCAATGTGACACGCTCTTAAAACTTTCTTACAGACATTCATTGCCGAGCGTGCGTGTCTGTTACCTCAGCGTTGAGGTGATCGACTCTCGCTCGGCATAACAAGAAGGATTTTCACTATGACAAACGACGGATATAAACAAATTTGCGACAAGATGGGCCAGGTTTACACAGAGATGTCTGCGCTCGTAAACGCAGCCAATGCTTCAGAAGATGGCATGTTGCCAGAAATGGAATCGAAATATTCCAGTCTCAAAAAACAATACGCAAACCTAGAAGCACAGCGCACACGCAATCAGGAACTGATGGGCATGGATAAGACCGTGACTCCATCCGCTCCCGAAGTTCGTGTTACGGAACGCGCTTTTGAGAACAACATCATGAAACAACTTGCTAGCCATGAACACCGCGCCACAGAAAAATATCTGTCTGCGTTCACTTCGTACATCATGCGTGGCGAGCATACTTCACCAGTTGAAATGCGCGTACTCAGCGAAGGAGTTGGAGGCACGGTTCTTGCTCCAATTACCTACGACCAAAGCATGGCCGCAAAGTTGCAGACACTTGCAACCGTGCGCAATTTGAGTCGCAAAGTTGATATTGGCAGTTTTTCTCGTGAGTTTGTTTACGAGAACGGCACGGCTACAGCGAGTTGGCCAGGTGAATCCGCAGCCGCAACTGAAACTACCCCAACCTATACCAACATCACATTGACACCAAAGCGATTGTCAGCAATCGTCCGCGTGTCAAATGAGTTGATTGAGGATAGTGGCGTTCGTGGTGGCCCGACTGTAATGTCAATGGTTCAAGAGCAATTTGCTCGCGTGCTCGCTCAGACTGAGGAAGCGGCTCTCTTGCCGCAGACCAATGTCAGCGGTGCGCCAACTTCTTTGTTCTTGACTTCCTCACTTCCAACATCAGCCGCAAGCGCAGCGACAATCATCACAGATCAAATCATTGATTTTGTTTACAAGTTGCCGCGCCAATATCGATCACATCCATCCTGTGCAATCGTCACAAGCGATAGCACATTGGCTGCTCTGCGAAAGTTGGCGGTTCTTGGTACTTCTGGAACAGCAAACTACTTCTGGCAAAACGGCTACCAAAATGTGGGGGCTGGTGCTGCTGGCGAACCTGACCGAATCATGGGCATTCCTGTGTATGTTTCAGCGGCGGTTCCTGCGATCGGCACTGGAAATTACATCGCCATGATCGGCGCGTGGGACTACTCAATCTTTGCCTCAGCGCAAAATTTTGAGTTTAAGGTCTTGAGAGAATTATACAGTCCGGCCAACGAGACTGGATTTGTTTGCAACTCGCGACTGGACTGCAAACTTTTGCTCCCGACTTTGGCGTTTGCTGCGCTCAAGTGCGCGTAATCACTGAATTGAATTGAACACACCCTCGGCTCGCAGAAATGCGTGCCGAGGATTTATGGCAAAGGTGCGAATGATTCATACTGCGGCAGACGGCAAGAATATATTTCTTGCTGGCGATGTCCACGATGTCCCTGATGCCATTGCTACTGATTGGGTTGTTGGCGGTGTTGCTGAGTGGGCGCAGGATGAAGTGCGCTGCTGCACCAAAGCAGTTCCATGCAAGGCAGTCAAGAAGGGAGCGACTCCGCGATGAAAGGAAATTCATTTGTTCCATTCATGAAACGCAAAGGCGATGGCTCTACGCTGAATTTGGATTTTACAGGTGGCTCTTTAGATTCCCGCGTGGTGCTAACACGATCAGCGGCTACAGCGACCTACATCAATTCTTCGGGCTATGTTGCAACTGCGGCGGCAAACGAAGCGCGCTTTGATTATGACCCGACGACGCTGGCGGCTAAAGGATTATTGATTGAGGGAAGCGCAACTAATTATCTTTACGGCAGTCAATCTTTTGCTACTAGCGGTTTAACTGTGAGTTGGAGCGATGGCGCAATTTTATCGCGGACTAGCGGAAACACCGACCCCACAAATGGCACAACTGCAATTGGATTTAATGAAACTCTTGCGTTGGATTATCACCGCATTTCAACTAATTATTCCTTGACCGGCGTGGTAACGATTAGCGTATTTGTAAAACAAATAAACGCCGCTAGACGATTTGCGATAAACGCGCAAAATTACGCGGGTGTATCTGCGATTTTTGATCTTACATCAGGCTTGCAAGTTGGCGCAACAGGTGGAAGCGCAAGCAACAAAGCGGCAACCGCAACAGCATATCCAAACGGATGGTTTCGATTTAGTGTCACGGGTACTTATGTTGGGGCCGCAAATGTTTACTTTTCAATTTGCTCGTCAACATCAACAGATACCACAGGCGCAAATTTTACGGGAACTTCAAACGGTGGTGTTTATATATGGGGCGCAATGTTGGAATCAGGAACTTACCCAAGTTCATACATCCCAACAACCATAGCGCAAGTAACCCGCAACCCCGATCTCGCATTGATGACCAGCACCAACTTCTCAAGTTGGTTTACAGGTGGAACTACAGGCACATTCTTTGTGGATTGGTACGGCGGAGTGCGCGGGATTGCTTTAACTGTTCGCAGCGTGATTTCGACTAGCGATGTACCAACAAAGCATTTGCATTTGCAACAAGTAAGCGCAGCGGGTGCGTTAAAGGTTGCGGATTCTTTAGCAGCTCACAGCGTTTCAACTGCCAACTCAATTACAAGCGGCGCAAGAACCAAAGGCGCATTTAACTTTGACGGTGCAACTTCGACCGTGAATCTGTGCTTGAACGGCGGGACTGTTGCGACATCGTCAGCGATTGCGTTCAGCGTCGCGCCAACTTGGCTTGTGCTTGGCGCAACTAGCACCGATGGAACATCGCTCACAGATGTAAACACGGTTCTCAACGGCAGCATCCGACAGATCAAGTATTACCCAACCGCGCTCACAAGCGCGCAACTGATTGCGATGTCCACATGATCGACTATTTCCTACGCACATCGACCAAGTCAAATATGGAATCCTGCTTGCTTGCGGCGGGTGTCGCAACCCGCAACGCCAGCGGCGACATGATCGGGCAGTGGGAAGGTGGCCGCGTGGACATTGATTTCATTGGCGCGGCTGATGACGACTCCCGCTACCACGCAAACCTTCGCGTCTGCGGTGACCTAGCGCAAGACCAACTAGACGAACTCCCGATCCTCGACCCCGCACCGACAACTCCGATGAGGGTATTTGCATGAGAGTCAACACCACGATCACAACCGCTCCGAGTTTCGAGCCGATCTCCACTGCGCAAGCCAAGGCACACCTACGCATATTTCACACGCTTGACGACACATACCTAGCCGCAAGCAGCGGCGGGTCAACATCCGTCATCACGACAGCCCGACAGATGATCGAGAACTATTGCGGCATCGCAATCCCAAACACGACATTCACATCGGTCTACGATTCGTTCCCGCAGAACACGCCGCTGCAAGGCTCGAGCAACGAGGTCTACAACGGCTCAGGCTACGAGATCGCACTGCCGCGCTCGCCGCTAGTCAGCGTGACGAGCGTGCAGTATGTCGACACATCGGGCAACACGCAGACGCTGTCAGCGTCAACCGACTACACGGTGAAGTCATACAACGGCATTGGACGCATTCAATTACTAGACGGCAAGACATGGCCGTCACTCATTGGCGGCGGCGCAGGCGTGGTCACAGTTGTCTATGTTGCGGGTTGGGGTTCCAGCGCAACTGCGATTCCGATCGCGCTCAAGCACGCAATCTTGATGCAGTGCTCAACGCTCTACGACTATCGATCCACGCTCTCGCCAGGTCAGC